TATTTCTCAAAGAAATAAGTTCGTCCATTGTTAGTTTATCTAAATCCATTTTTTATATTTTTTCTATTGTATAATCCCACTCAAGTCTAATGCAATTTTGTTTCAAACGATTGATATGTCGGTAGTTGTTAATATAACCGGTCATGTTTCCCGAACCTACTGCGTTGTGTGAATGAACCACAACATCAACAATTGGTTTACCATTCATCCACTCGTTAACCAACCATTTGACACAATCCATACCTGTTTTTTCTGTAATGTTATTGTAATCAATTGTGTAATTTGTATAAACATTTCTTTTCCATTCATCAATTGCACTATCACCCAAATCGTGGTCCAATGAAATAAGTTCAATATTCTCTAAACCAATCTCGTTTATTTTTTCAACGAACTCATCGTAAGAACGAACAACAATCCATTCTTTATCAACTGGCGTTCTAACGTCATCTAAATATATTTTTTTCTTTTCCATATTACAAATATAAGATTTTTTTAAGTTAAAACAATGATGTATTTTCTCATCACCTTAAAACATACTGGTGAATAACTATTACTAACTTACCTTCAACCAAAGCTCGGTCTGATTTTATTTCAATATCCATCATACCCAAATCTTCTTTGAGTCGTTTTGATTGTATCTCAACTTCGTGTATTGCATCTTCTTTGGTCTTAAAAAAACCAAAATACGAATCACAAGATCCTGTCTTATCACACACTCCGTAAATCATCTCCCTTTCTTTCATCTTTTAATCTTTTTTTTGATTCTTCTTTTAAACCTCTTAACAATCCTTTTTTGTATGCCATATAATCTTCTTCATATTTATATGGCCAAGCAACTAAATAAGTATCTCTTTCACTCTTTGGATAAGTGTAGAAATCTTGTTTCAATTTCTTTTTTGTCTTTCTTGGTAATCTAAACTTTTTCATTTTTATATTTTCTAATTAACTTGAATATTTCTTTAATGTCTGTAAATTCTGAAGGTGGTGAATCATTTCTTACCGGTAGAAATATTATAGTAAATCCGTGATTACCATCAAATTTTTCGGTCACTCTAATTCCATTGATTTCAGTAATGTAAACCCAAGGATAGTTTCCTGATAGTTTCACATCAATTCCAATTTTCTTTAATCTTTCTACGAATACCTTGATCTTGTCGCCAGTTTTCTTTGTGCTTGTTTCTGGTTCAACATAATAAGTTCCAAATTTAGTTTCTATCTTTTCTTGATCCATAACATTCTAATTTTTCATTTTTAACATTCCATAAATCTTTTACACCTTCTGTCATATGACAATTGTGTTTCTTACCAGTTCTATTACCGAACTCCACAATCATATTATTATGATGATTACGAATAAGGTGCGGGCATTCCTTACAAGGTTTTTTCATAAAACAAAGATAAGAAATTAATTTGATTGAAAAAAATGAGAGTGATAAAAAAAATTAAAAAAATATATAATACTTTTATATATCAAACAAAAAAATATAATAAATAAAATTGAAAAAATATAAATTGTTATAAACAATAAATTATAAATCTCGTATCTGTGTTTTAACGATTACTAATCTATCACCCAATTCTGGATTGAGTTTTGTGATTCGTATTTTTTCACGCTCTAAAGTTTTTATATTATTTGACCATTTATTGTATTCATATAAACGAGTTCCATCCAAAAGAACATAGTCATATGAACCGAATTTAGATTTAAAGTAATCATCCGCAAAAGACACCTTTTTCATATTTTTAATTTACTAGTTTATAACAACAAATATAAGAAATATTTTTTAATTAAAGATGTTTGGATCAGAAAAAAAATAAATTAGAAATAAAACATAATCATAAAGAAAATAATAGATCAACACAAATGAAATAAAAAAAATACAAATGGTCAGATTTTTATTTTCAACCAACATGAAATGAAGTGTTTCACAAAGATCAATAAAAAAAAATCCTAACATGAAAAATACTAATAAGAAAAGAAATAGTATTATCATCTAATTACTTGTTTGAGGGTTTCAGTTGAATTATTATCTGTGATTATTGATACATAATAAATACCTGATGTAAGGTGTATATCTGACACATTAAACAAATTGATACCTTGTGTTATTTTAACTTCTTTTGAATAAACCACAGATCCTTTAGAATCTTTAACAATTAAACTTCCAGTACCAATTAGTTGTTTGTTGTTTAATATAACTTGAAAGTCCCCTGAACTTGGATTTGGAAATATTGAAAAGTAACCTTTTGTATTTCCATTACAAATAACATTTATTGGTCCATACTCTTTGAATTGTCCGTCAATATCATATTGTAATAATTTATAATAGTTATTCCCATCAATTGCATTCCCGTCTTTTGTATTGTATGTCAATTCTTGAGTTGAGTTACCGGCAGATTCCAAAGTTGTTAATGAAGACCAATTAATACCATCCCTTGATTTTACAACTTCAAAATAGTCTGAGTTATGTTCGGTTGCTGTTTTCCACTCTAAAGATATGATATTTTCATTACAAGATCCATCAAATGATAATAACTCAACAGGTAATGCACCATTTGTAATAATGTTCATAAATCTAACTTGTGTCCCACAATTTGATGAATTTGAAACCGTAACTCTAACCGATCCATCTGTTGTTGTTTGAGGCCAATAAAAAGATATTGATGGTGTATTTGAGTTTGGTATGTTTATCCAAAATGGTGCTGTAATAGATTCGGTGTATGCCCATTGATAAGTTGCGTTTGCAACTGGTGTAATAGAATAACTTTCTTGTGTTCCTGCAATTATTGTATTATTTCCCGATACCGTTGAAACAAATCCCACTGACGGATTAACATTTATTGTTGTTGATGTTGAGTTGGAACAACCATTAAACGATACAGAAAGTTGATAAGATTGTGTTGTTGTTGGTGACGCAAAAGGACTTGGTGCTGATGGATTTGTCAAACCTGTTGATGGTGTCCAAGTGTATGTTGGTGTTGACCCTGCAGGAAGTCCAGATACCGAACTAACTAATTGAGTATTAGTCCCTGAACAAATAGTATTACTCACGGGTGTAACTGAAACATTAGGTGTTGGATTGACCGTTACGGCAGTAGAAACACAACCATTACTAAAAAGTCCTCCACTAAAATTTCTTGCGTAGTATGTAGTTGTAGCATTTGGCGAAACCGTTATAGAATTACCGGTTCCTATTTGAGTTACTCCACATCCAGTGGTATACCAATATACCGTACCTATTGATCCATTTGCTATAAGTGTAGTAGAATTACCGGCACATATAGGATTAGCTGTTTGTGTTATTGAAGTTGGATTAGCCGGTGCCGGAGTTGAGCAAAGTAATCCTAATTGAAATGCACTATTTGAGCTGTATCCATGAACTAATATGTAGTAATTTGTTCCAGCCGTGGAAGTCCATGAAAATGAAGCGGATGAACTAGAACATGAAGGACCCCAATCATCATTCCCACCAATACAAGTTAGTGATGAACAATTAGGACCACTAAATACTGATATTTTACTATCCCATGCGGTCGCACATAAATTAGCGGTCATATTTTGTCCGTTTCCTGTAACTACATACCAAACACCACCAGTTGTTTGACTAACACCACAAAAACCACCCATTTCACCTGTCCCTGTGTTTGTGGAGTTTACGGTCGTTCCAGCAATTGTTTGACCGCAGTTAATGTTGGTCGCGTTACATACTAAATCATTTGATGGTGCTGCGGGTGCTGAGCAAGATAAACATTCAATGGTAGAAGTTCCACAGGAAGATGAGGTCCCACAAGATGAGTTTGTGTTATAGTGAATGTAATATGTTCCTGAAATTGGTGCGGTCCAAGTTAATGGTGAAAAACCTGCAGCAACTACCGTTCCATTATAAGATGTGTGTCTAACGGTAATATAACCCCCCAAATTATATGTTGATCTATATTGTCTACCTGAAACTACACTAAAAATTGTATTATATTCTGATTGAAATGTACAAGTACTAATTGTTTGTGGTCCCGGAACTGATGGTGCTGTTAATGATCCATAAGCATATAGATTTACACAACCACCACCACCACCACCTGAACAACTACCAATACAAGTATAACCACCTGATGTTGCACTTCCTGTTGTTGGTTGTATAGTATTTAAGAGAATTGTTCCTGTATTATTTCTAATTTGAACTCTCATTTCAGATGGATATGTTCCTGCCGTTGTTCTCCATACTCTAATTATTTGACCTGATGACGCAGTAAAGTTAAATATTGCAGGTCCTAATCCTGAATTAAGGGTTATGTTTGTCAATACCGTTAATCCATTAACAGAAACAGAAACTCTTCCACCATTCCATCCATCTCCCCATGTATCAGTAAGATATATTTGATGAGTACAAGATTGGGAAATGACGAAACTTGTAAAAAAAACAAAAATTGATAATAAAAAATTTTTCATTGCGTGCGAATTTAGGTTAGTAAATTTAACGCTCACTTGAAGAATTCTTTTTTTAGAAAACCCCCATCTACCATGGGCCGGTCGAGACTACTAATAAATATGAAGAAATACGTAATAAGAATATATTAATTTAACTCTATTGAGCAAAACCAACTTTTGATTTATTATTTCTTGATTTTTACGGTATCAACAGGTATTAAAACAACAGAAATAACTCCTTTTTTAAGAAAATTAAGTTTTTTTGCTGTTCCGTAACTAAGATCAATAAGAATTGATGATGATTTTGGAAGTCTGTCATTAACTTTAACATAACATACCGAATCGTTATTTAAGTTTTTAACTTTCAGTATTGTTCCAAACTTGAAGTGTTTGTGTGCCGCGGTCAGACTATCGGCATGAAACCTTTCTCCTGATGCTGTAAGTCTTCCAGTCCAATGTTGTCCGTAATAGGTCGCCTTACCTTTATATTCAGTTGGATCTGAAGAAACAAAAGAAATTAGAAAGGTTGATAATAAAATTAAAATTATTTTATTTAAAATTTTTGTAGTCATAAGTTGTAGATATTTTTCTTTTACCATATTTTTTTTCCATTATTTGTTGATGAAGATTCCAATTTAAAATTGATTCACTAACAGGTTGTTCATCGTCTTTTGCCATATCATATAGTTTTGATATTTTTTTTAACATTTTGTTTGCTACATATTGAAATTTTTCAAATTCAACCTCAAAAAACTTAGTTGGGTTTTTTTCGTATTTAATTGTTTGAGATAAAAACTTTTGTCTGATCTCATCCGTCTTTTCTAACGCTTTAATTTTTTCTTCAGCCCCTGAAGGTAATAAACCAAGTTGTCCTCCAAATCTTAAAAAGTCATCCATAGCGTGTTCTGTCATTGTAACAAACAATTGCATTTTATTATTTACCAAATCAATATAGACAAGCTCCAAAACCCGATTTATTTTTTCGTCAATAGTCATGTTTGATGGATCCTCATTTACATGTTCTAAAAGTTTGTCCAATCTTTCTTCTTGTTCTTTTAATTGTAAAATAAAATCATAAAATGTAAAGTTTTTGATTTCAACTAACTCTTTATAAACTCTATTATTTTCTAAAAATTCTTTGAATTGTGATTTTGTAATATTTTTTCTTTTCAACGAATAGGCAACCTCCGTTGGTCTAACAAGGTTTTCAATTGCATGGATATAATACATATACCTATAAAATACCCTATCAATTGCCGGTATTCCAAAATTACCTCTTCTTTGTGTTGCTTGATATTCGGCGTCAGGACCAATCAAACCAAATTGTTTTGATTGTTTGTCGTATTTGTGTTTTATTTCATGAGCTAAAGATGAAACGTGATCGTCTCTTTCTTCTTCCATTTTATCAATAAGACCTTCGGGTGACCAATTTTCACCAACAGCAAAAGTTATACTCAATTCTAATTTTGTTGATGGTTGGTTTTCTTTCATGAAGTTATCCCTGTTAAACCCAAAACCACCTCCCGTTCCCATAGAAATAATATCTAAGACACCTTCTTCATCTTCAATCTCTTCAATATTAACTTTAAGTTCATATGAATCAATTTTTATTTTTTTCTTATCTCCCAATTCAAAGTTAATTTCTCCATCAAAGGTGTAATCGTCTTGAATGGTGTTTATTGATTTTATGTCTTGCTCTACAATATCATATAACATATCGGCAGCATCCAAAATATTATCGGGAACCCCTAATGCTTCAGTAATAAGTCTCAATTGACTTTCGGTGATTAAAATATTTTTCATAATAATAAATATGTCGTATTTTTTTTTAAAAAGTAGTATTTTTTCAATTTATAAGATATTTATATATATGAGAAAAAAATTAAATAAAGAAGATAAAAGAGTTAAAATTTCAATCACATTATCTCCAAATATTAATAAAAAAATGGAAGATAGTCTAATAAACAAATCAAAATTAATTGAAAATCTATTAATTAATTACTACAATGGTGCAAAAATATAAAGTTTATATAATAAAGTCATTGGTTAATGATAAAATCTATATTGGGTATACAAAACATTCATTAAAACATAGATTATCTACACATTTCAGGAATGCCAAAAAAAATTCAATGGTCAATAACAAATTTGCAAGAGCCATACTGAAATATGGTTTGGATAATTTTACTATTGACTTACTTTATGAGTGTTCAGACAAAAATGAAGCGTTAATGAAAGAAGTTTTTTTTATTAATCAATACGATTCATATAAATTAGGATATAACTCAACAGGAGGTGGTGAAGTCGGTTCACCTAATAAAAACCACGCAGACTTTTCGGGTGAAAAAAACCCATTTTACGGTAAAAAACACGATTTAGAAACAAGGAAAAAAATAGGGCAAAGAGAATATAAAACAGGTAAAGATCATATGTGGTATGGAGTTAAACATAAATCTTCATTCAAAGAGGGTGAAGAACACCCTCTTGCAATACAGATAACGATTGACGGTGTGAAATATGGTTCAATACTACAAGCATGTAAAATACTAAACCTTAGTCGGCGTAAGGTAATTAAATTAGCCGACAATCCCAACTAAATTATCTAAATGGTGATCATTATCTATTTCAGAACTAATTGGTATTCGATCCATCATATGCACAATTTCACTTAAACTATATGGGTGATAATTATTTCCATCAACTCCCACATCCATTTTTTTACCATTACCGAATTTATTTTTATACCCTGAATGTATGTGTCCATGAAGATGGATTACACCTTTGTTAAGTCCGTTCCAACTTGAAAAGGGATAATGACACATCACAAAGTTTTGTCCGTAGATTTTAACTTGTAAGTAATCAGATACACTACTGAATCTTTCTTGAATATTTTCTTGATTGTTTCGTATGTGATGATCGTGATTTCCTAACACAAGGTGAATATTTTTACAAACTAAACGATCTAAAAACTTTCCAACATTTTCAAATCCACCAAAACTAATGTCACCCAACATTATAAACGTATCGTATTGTCCAACTTTTGAATTGATGTTATTTACCAATACGTCATTCATTTCGTCTATTGTTTGAAAATCCCTTGTAGAGTTGATTGGAATTTGTCCGTCTTGAGTTCTCCAATTTGTCACACCTCGACAAATATTTTTGTGACTGTGGTGAATATCTGAGGTAACCCAAACTTTCCCTGTTACTAATATATCATCAAATTTCATACTAATTTAATTTGGAATCGATTTTTCATTTGTTCTATTTTATCTTCAGGAACTCCGTGTTGGTTGGTATTTCCATGACGATTTTCTACTATAATACTGAAGACCATATATTCATGTTCTTTTGCAAGTTCAAAATATGGTTCCATTTCCCATTCTTGAGTAAAGGTATTGGATACTGCGATTTTTTGAACGTTAGATGTCATCGCATGTCCAACAAACTCTTGGCATTCTTTATGTGCTTCTTTTATTTCTGAGGGAACAAAATTATAATTACCATCATTATCATAAAAATAATGATCGGCTTCGAATACGTTTGCCGTCAATTGTTTTGCAAATGTAGTTTTACCTGATCCCGGTCAAGGCACCCCCCGAACTAGGTATAAAACCTTATCGGAGGGTGCAGTATTTTTTAATTTATCCATATATTTATTATTAGAGGTATTTTAGATACCGAATACAAATATAATAAAAAAAATCGCATAAAAAAAGGGAGATGATCTCCCTTTAAAAAGTGGTAAGGTAAATGGTTATTTATTTTCCAAGTGATTTTACCGTATCTAATATTGCTTGAATGGAAAGTGAATTGGGTTGATTTTTAAGAATATTTATTAAAGCTTGAACATCTATTTTTTTGGTAGGATCCAAACTTACATTATTACTTGTTGTAGGTGTTGTTTGAACGGGTGGTTCAAATGTTTCTTCAGATCCATCAACATTTTCAGGTCCTTTATATGCAAGAGGAGTGAATGGTAGTGTTTTAATAGCGTCAAGACTTGGTCCTGATTTTGCTTCAGTCCAATTTATGTATTTTTTTTGGGTTAAAAGAGATTTTGCCTTTTCACTAACAGGATTGGTTTTTAATTTAAAAAAATATTTGTCCCCCTCTTTTTTGTAATCATAATCCTTATCGTTGTTATTCACTTCAATGTTTTCTACTTCGGGATTTTTATTTTCTGTTGGGGTAGTAGGTGCTGTGTTTGTAGGTGCTGTGTTTGTAGGTGCTGTGTTTGTAGGTGCTGTTTGAGTTGGGGTGTTAGCAACTGTAGGTCCAGATGGAGTTGCACCAACAACCGGAGTTCCTGGATTACCAGTAACCTGCTCATTAATTAAATTCCACTCTTTTGATTTTCTTGTTTCGTGAAGATTTAATATTCTTCTTTTTTCGTCTTAGTTATACGTAATAAATTTTTCATTTTCATTTTCATTTAATACCTACATAAGTTGTAGAAAATTTATAACTTGTAAAATTTTCTATCGCATTTTTAGTTTTTAGTCCCATAATACCATCAGGGGTTAATCCAGCATTAAAACAAGAGTTTAATTTTTCTTGTATTTGTCTTACTTGATCTTCAGTTTGTTCATTTAAAATTGAACTTTCAATTAAATTTTCTTTTAATCTATTATATTGTCCTTCGGTTAATTTTATTTTACTCATTTTTATTTTTTTACGCGATTAATGTTTGATATTGATCTTTATTTATAGTCCTATCAACTTCCGGTGTTGGTGTTGGTTGAGTTGGTTGAGTTGGTTGAGTTGCGGAACATTTACCTGTGTTATCTATTGCTTTCATTACCTCATCAAAATTGAATGGGTATGTTTCACTACTAGTACCTCTTCTAATCTTTTGTCTAACCTTTTGTTTAACGTTACATTTCCACCCTGATGCTTTATACTCATCCCAAGATGCGTGTCCACAATTTTTAGCCTTTTCTGTTTTTTCAGGATCTTCATTTGTTTGTTTGTTCTCGGTTTTACATTTCCATTTTGCATTTCTATATTCATCAATTGAATTATAACCACAAGCTTTAGCATTTTTTAAAACTTCGTTTTCTGAAATTGTTTTTGTTTTTTTAATTAAACCGTAAATTGGTTTCCAAACATATTCATTCCACTCACTATCACTATCAATATCACCATCTATAGCATCAAATAAAGTTTCACTTTGTCTCATTGAGTAACTATAGTTCACAGCGCATAAATCAGGAAAAGTGGGTATTGAAGCTAAGTTAGCTTTAATCAATTCTTCATTTGTTCCCAAACCAGAAATCGCATTGTTCAACGAATCGGCAATTTCTTTTATTCTTGATGTTGGTAATGTTGTTTTTCCTATTCTACTCTTTTTTGTTTTACAAGCATTCAAAAGATTTTTAACTCTATCATAAGCCTTTCCTGACGAATAAGTATATCCTAACCAACCACCTATAACAATACCAGCTAACCCGAATGGTGCCGCTAAACTTGCTCCAACAACTGCGTTTTTAACATTCATTCTTGGATCAGCTTCATTAATACTATTTTTAGATTTTTGGATTCTTTCTTCATTCATTTTTTGGGTATGCATAGAAAGAATTCGTTTCATTTCACTTTCTGATATTTGTAATTTGTTTTTCATAAAAGATTTTTATAATAAATATAACAAAAAACAAAAAAAGGTGAGTTAACCTCACCTTAATTTTGGGTCGGCATTGAATTGCCAACTTCCCCACCACTTTATTTTTTTATTAGAATAAAGAAACTATTGTCTTTCCATCCAAATTTTAACTGAATTTTGATTTGTAAAGTAATTCTTGAACTGACAATTTTCTAATAACCCTTGTGTTAAATTGTAATCATACATACTACCACTTATATGTCCCCAAGGCGTATTATTAAGTGTTAAGGTATATGAAATTTGATTTGGATAAAAATTATAAGTTGACTGAACTCCGTTAAATGAATAAATATTATTGGTCAAAAAAACAAGAGTGTCAGATCTTACTTCTTGGTTAAAACTTGTGTTTAATATTTTGGTAATAACCCATGTTTGACCTTTTAATGCCGCCACAGAATCTACTGAAGTTGTGTCAGTAATGATTGGTTGTGGTCCTAAAGGTTGTTGAGGTTTAATATCTTCCTTTACACAAGATGTGATTAAAGAAATTAAAATGACTAAAAAAATTAAATGTTTCATATTATACTAGTGTTTCTATTTTATTTCTAACTTGTTCCCCTAAAGTAACCTCAACAACATTTGTTAAAATTACAGACTCCTTTAAAATTTTATGAGGTATGTGAACCAAAAATGTATTACCGTCAAAGTAAGACAAATCTTCTTTTAAGTTCAAAGATCCATCAACCATTTTCAAAAAGATTTTGAATTGGGTTTGGTCAACAAAAGATTCGGTTAATAAGGTTCCAAATTTTTCGTTAATAATTGTAATCTTGTGGTTAAATGTTGTTTTAATCATAGTTGTTTATTTCAACAAAGATAATAAAATTTATTTGATAAAAAATTTATTTTAGAACTTTTTTTAATAAATCTAATAACTCTTTATTATTTTCTTGTTGTGGTATGTCTTCTTTTTTATAGTATTTACAAGAGGTATGTTCAAATCCGTCTTTGGCATTTTTTAAATCAGGAATGTGTTTTTTGTCTGTTTCTTTAAAAAATACAAACATATGTCCTTTTTTGGTTCCATCTTTTTTATATTTATTTATAAATCCAACAAAATCCATATCACCACTAAGTTCTATATTTGTTTCTTCATAAAACTCCCTAAGTGCTGCATATCCAGGTGATTCACCATTTTCAATTTTCCCTGAAGGAATTGACCAAACATTTGGCATTGATTTTTCTGGTGATCTTTTACACATTAAAACTTCGTCATCGTGTTTTAAAATTATACCTGCCCATTTTTTAAACCTTTCCATATGTATTTATAAATATGAAAGTAAAAATAAATAACAATATATTTGACGTTAAAACTTTATTAACATCTAAAGATATTCAAAAAGGTATGATGGGTAGAAAATTTGACGGATCTTTTGATGGTATGTTATTTTTTATGAAAAATGAACCTCATTCTTTTTGGATGAAGAATTGTGTGGTTCATTTAGACATAATTTTTATAAACAATGATGAGATCTTAAAAATTCACCACAATTGTAAACCATGTATTACCAAAGATTGTGATCACTATGAGGGATCTGGTGATATGGTTCTTGAATTACCAGGTGGAACTTGTAAAAAATATGATATAAAAGAAGGTGATAATATAGAACTAGTCTAAACCAACTATTTTAACTTGTTTTTTCTCGTCCACAAAATGTTGAACTCTTTCTTTGGCAATTTTAGAATAATTTTCACTAAGTTCCACCCCTAACCACCTGCGACCCAAAATTTCCGCGGCGACTAAAGTAGTCCCGCTACCAGCGAACGGATCCAAAATCACATCGTTCTTGTATGATAAGATCTTAATCGCCTTGGTCGGTATGTCCATTGAAAAGGTCGCCTTGGTGAGTGATTTAGTGTCCGCAAAGTAATTCCACTGACCAAACACAAGTTCCATAAATTCTTTCTTATCGTTCTCGTCATAGACCATTTTATTTCTTTTTGTTCCATCTTCATTTTCAATTTCGGTTAATTCCCCCATCCATTCTGGTTGACCTTTTGTGAGTTTTTTTGGTGAATTTTTATATGCAAGTATAAGACATTCTTTCGGGTTGTATATATATGGTTGACTACAACTCATCCAAGAACCCCAAGCTGTTGTCTTACTTCTATGTGGGGATTCTTCCTGTAAATCAATTAAACCGAACCACTTGAACCCGATTTCTTTCATTACATTCCAAATTTCAGAAACAATAAAAACTCTACCCCCTCTATCTTTTAAATTAATTTCAAACGGAACATTAACACATATCCTACCATCATCTTTTAATAATCTAAATGCTCCTTCCAACCATTTTTTTGAGAAATCTAAATACTGTTCTAGTGTTGTGTTATCATCATAGACATCGTAAGATATGTTTACGGAATATGGAGGACTAGTAACCACCAAATCAATTGAGTTCTCAGGAAGATTTGACATAACTTCCACACAATCTCCGTTTATTATTTTTCCTGTTTCTATCATCTTATTATTTTATACTCTCTAATAAATCCCAAACTTCGTTTGAAAACTCTTCATACAGGTCTCCATCCTCATCGTCTGATAAATCAATAATTTCTTCGTCCAAACAAAAATCCACAATTATTTCGTGTATTTCCCCAAGTGTCTGTTCGTCATTTTTCAAACCCTCATATTGATTAAGAATCTGATTTTTTTGTTCTTCTGTTAATTTCATTTTTAAAATATATTTTTTATTATTTCACATACCAATCCCCAAGTTAATGTCAACCAGAATATAATAATAAACCCTGCAAGTATTCTATATCTTGTTCTCATCTTTTTTAAATTACTTGTGTTATTATTTGTGCTAATTTATATCCGGCAAAAGCTCCTGCAGCTGCTGAACCAGGTAGAACAATAAACTTTCCAAGAATTGTGTCGTATTTCTTTCTATTCACAATATAAGAAATTAGAATGTAATAAACAATATAGTTTATTAAAACTAAAAAGTCCAGTTCTTTTGAAACAAACACAACAATTGAATTTCCCAAAAATCCCCATATAAAGTTTATAAGAGTTTCTCTAATTAATTCATTTGGTGTTGTTATTGCATCTAAGACGTTAATCTCTCGATTCAGACTTGATTTTTTGTTTGAGTTGTTCGATGTGGTGTTCAAGATACCATCTCGCTTTGAGTAAATCTTGTAATTCTTTATCTTTTCCTTTTTTTCCTGCACGACTAATATATTTTATTGTATTTCCTAAACTAAATCCTAATTGCCAAGCATCAATTACCTTGATCGCTTCATATTCATTATTTTTTCCTCCGTAATGATCGGGGTGGTTTACTTGTTCTTCATTATTTTCCATAACTTATTTCCAAAATAATTGTATTACTAAAATTCCTAATGCTAAAATCAAACAAACTATTGTTTTTAATGTTAATGGTTCTTTGAATACCAACCAACTCAACCATGTAAACACAACAGCTCCAATACTAAACCCTATTAATCTTGAAGGCCACATTTGACCGTCAAACGCAATTATCATATTCTTTACAGAATACATAAATAACATTGATATGGGTATTCCCATTAAAACGGTCAACCAATAATGATTTTTAAACCACTCATATTTCAAGGTTCCTTGTAATTGGAAAAATGTTCCGATTTGAGCAAAGAACCCAAAAAGAATTCCAACCAAAAGTGCGACGATGTTTGTCATTAATTTTTTTTATATTTTTTTAATAATTTTTTTCTTGTGATATAAGTCCGGCAATTCTTCTTTTGAACATTGGTAATAACGTTTCATCAACAGGAAATACTTTAGTTGATGACATGTGAAAAATTGGTCCAGTTTTTTTATCTTCAATTGTGTATGTGGAAAAATTATTTATAATTTTTGAAATTGTAAAATCATTTATATCATCATTATAAATTAATTTGACATTTGTCATTTGCTGGAGGTTATTTTTTGTTTGTTTTTTAATTGAATATTCCCACACATAATGTTTTTTTTCGTGATCAATAAAATAAAAAAAACCTTTTGGGTGTATTATGTTTTTTCTATTTCTTTTAACTTTCATATCTAAAGAATCAAAGACGATCGTCCATACTGATTTTGCAATATTAAAATATTCCATTATTCTTGGTGCCGAATATGATAATATGGATATAAATTCTTTTTGTTCTTCTTCTGATAATTTTGGTATTTCTTTAACTTTAAGATCTTTAACTAAAAGTTCATCATCTATATTTGTTAATTTTTTGTCTGTGTAAAGTATTTTTTGGTCTCTCATTAAGGCTTGAACATTCATTAAATGTAATGATAATTCAATAAAACCTGGATATAGTTCTAAATTATCTAATTTTTCACCCATTTTTTGAAAGTAAGAAAGTAATTTGTATTCTTTGTATTCTCTATCAATAGGTTTTTCAAACATCCAATCGGTATTCAATAAAAATTCTATTTTTTTTCTTCTTGCCATATGTGTTAAAACATACAACAAATTATTTGACAAATAAAGACCTAAGAGACCCTCATTACATAATACTCGGTTCCATGTATATTAAAAGTATCGTAGTCTCCATCGTAAGAGTTTAATAAAGAACCGTAACCATCTGAATTAACAACCGTGTTTGTAATATCATTAGTATCAATAAAATCCATAATAAAGTTTTTATCATAACCGTAATGACCAATAAACCCTTTTATATCGTTTTCATACTCACTAACCCAATCACTTATTTCGTTTTCAATTGCACTTTCATCATAACCACCTTGAGGGTCGTCTTTAATTTCTTGAATGGTATCTTCTAAACCTTCAATTTTTAACTCAAGAGCTTCGTATTGATCATCAGGTAAATCTTCAGTTTCTAATCTTTTATTAAGTGAGTCTAAAGTTGCTTGAAGTTGTTGAACTTGTCTCATTTGTTGTTGTGATAGTTCTAAGGGAGTATCGTAATTCTCAGGATCGTTTCTTACTATATCATCATAAAAATATTCTAACCAACTTCTCCAACTTTGTGTATCTAAGGCGTCATCAAAAACCCACTCTGAAAACGCCTCAATACCCATGTCATCTAACATGTTTTCAACCACAACTTTTGCTGCGTTATCAACTTCGTCTTCGGTATAAACATCATAAGTATTTGGACTAAACCCATTACCACCTCCTAACCATTCGTATTGTTTTCCATACCCATAGGTCGCTCTTCCACTCGGATATATATAATACTTGTCTTCAGGAACTTCATTTCCTTCTTCATCCTCAACCATATCAACGTCACCATTTTGTTCTAAGTATTCGTATAAAGCTTCAGTTCTTTCTGAGTCGTCATCTCCATTTTCAACATCCCATTCACCTTCTTGTCTTTTTTCATCTAACTCAGCAAGTTTTTCATTTAATTCCCTTTGCCTATTTATTTTCCACATAGAAGATCCGTAGTCACTAATATAACGATCTACAGTAATTCCATCTAAGTTTGGAACATTAGTGTGAGAAATATCTAATCTGCCCATTACTCTTACAACACCGGTAAGTGGTCCAATATTTTTATACTCACTAACATTCAACGGACCTGTAATAACAATACCTTTACCTCTATATGGTTTTAGTTTAGATATTCTTTCTGCGATACCACCAACATCATCCAATAACTCTAAATAATCATCAGGTGAAATTGATACAAGATTTTCATCTTGTTCTAAGATATAATTTTTAAAAAACTTTTTTAATGACATATTTTAATAAATATATCAACAATATACAATTGATTTTTATTTTTTATCAATTAAAGTTTATTTTATAAAGTATTTATAGATAAATAAACCACTTAAAATAATTATCATGGCTGGATGCGGATGTAAAAACAAAGGACAAGCACAACAACCTCAAACTCAAACACAAACTCAACAACAAGCGTCTCAAGCAAACGCTCAAACAAATACTAATGTTCAAGAGAATGTGAAAAAAATTATTCAAAAATATTATAGAAGATAATATTTTGTTGTGTGAAAAAAATTATGGGTGTTCATATTGAGCACCTTTTTTTTTTGTTTGATATTTATTAAAGGTATGAGTTTAGAAAGAGTAAAGAATTTAATTCAGTCATTTAACGATGGTGACTATGATGATGATATTGAACCGTATTTTAATACCTTAATGAATTTTTTAAACTTTGTTAAAAAATATGGTTTATTAGATGAACTTGATTTAGGGCAAATATCATCAAGAGAGTTTGATGATGAACTTTTTAACTTCTTTGAAGAAAACGGTATTGTATCAAACATGGATTATGATAGTATGCCAGAAGAATTCAAAAATCACTTTTTACTATATGGTTTAGAAAACAACTATGAAGGCACAATGTGGTTTATTACAAATAATCTTATTACTGATGTAACTATTAGACCTGACGGTTTTTATCTTCATTTAAGAGATAGAGAAGAATTAGAAATTCTTTTTTGTGGTGGAAGACGAGGTGAAGGTGCAAGATATGTTGCAAAAATGATTTTAAGTGAAGATGGTTTAGGTCATGAATGGTATTATGACAATTATGTAAAACCGTATCAAGTTGTTGATGAACTGAATGATACTAACATCACAACACTTAAAGATATTATTTTTAAAGAAATCGGAGATAAAGAATTATCTTTAGAGGATTATGACTCTGATTTTTTTGAAGAACTTTCTGAAGAACAAGGAACTGAAGGTTATTTTAGATTAAGAGCCCAAGACTTAGAAGGTTTAGTAAAAGATGAAGAGGCTTTTAACGAGTTATGTAATAATGATTTAGACGAGTTAGGTCAGAATTTGAAAAGTTTATATTGGAATTCTGAAAATCAAGCATATGAAAATGAGGTATATGATCTTGTGTATAATGGTTTAGATGAATACTTTGAAGGAAGAATTGATGAGGTTCCAATAGAGGTTACTAGAACTGATGGGTCTAAAGTAACAAGATATGATAGTTACATAAAAATCAGGAATTACCAAAACATAATTAAAACATTTTTAGAGAATAATAAAGGAGAATCATATAGTGATTCTCCTTTAGAATATTATGGCGGTTTAACTTCGTTAATGACTGGTATGATAAATAACGATGAAATTGATTGTATTGATTTTAGAGTTCCTGACTATCCTGATTGGGATAGAACAACAAAGAATATTAACGAAAACTTCTCAGAATACTTCTAACTATTTATAGTTTCGTTTATTTCTCATATACATTATAAAAATCAAAAATATGAGAAAATTAGAAAAAAACACAAGAAGGTATTTTGTAAATCTATTTGCCGACTACATCCTATCTAAATTTGACAAAAATGAAAATACAATCATTCAAGTTACGGATTGCGAAAACTTTGTTATCGTTAATGGTCAAACAACAAGTTCAAAAGTTCTTGATTTAGATGAAATCAAATCTGAATTTTTAGGGTGGTTTGATGATCTTATGGATAGTTTAGGTATGAAAGTGATCAATTTAATTGATATCATCAAATATGAACAAGATATAACAGATTTTTCAAGTGGTTGGGTTAATGTAAATAAAACTTTATATGTTGATGAATACGAACCGATTTCTGAGATCACAATAAATTCAGAGTTTCCTTATGGTCATAGTTTAGGGTGTGGACGAGGAATGTATTACTACTCACACTATATCTTTAACCACATGTATTCTTTATTAGGTGTTGATCAATTATACTTCAGATACTCAAACCAATTAGATGAAAATGAAGATTATAAAATCAAAGTTATATCAGAATCAAATTATTCAAAAAATCAAATCGTTAGTCTTGTATTAGATGTATTTGATATGGACATTACAGAGTTTAAAAAAAGATTATCTAATTATCAATTTTTTGATGATATTACTGATCCAAATTCTAATAAACCATATTTGATTCAGGATAGATTAGAAGATATAATTTTAATGTAAAAAGAAAACCCCACTGATTAAAGATGGGGTTTTTTGTTATCTTTCGTAAAACTCTTTGATTATTTTAAGACCATGTTCAATATCTTCAAAATCACGATCGGGAGCAAATAAATCTGTTTTAGGTGTTTCACTTTCAGGATTTTCAATCAACATAAAAGCAGGAACAAAGTCATTTCCTGTTGCTTCAACAAACATATCATATTCTTCTTCATGCTCTTCAATATCTCTATCTATAAAGTCAATTTCGGCCTCTGTCAACATATTTTTGAATGTGTGACAATGAGGACAACTTTTCATTGTAAAAACAACTGCTATCTTATCCATTGATCAATTCTGTTAAAAGATTATTTATTTGTCCTTCACTAAGAATACCAACTTTTGTTTCAACCACTTCTCCTTTATTGAATACTTTAATGGTAGGGACACTTCTAATTCCAAGGCTAATAGCAATCTCTCTATTAAGATCAACATCCATTGTATACATTTGAACTTCCGAAGTATTCTCGGTAGTTAATTTTTCAAATATTGGTTTCATCATAGAGCAGGGGCGGCACCAACGGGAGTGGAAGTCCACTATAACCTTGTCTCCATTATTAATTTTTTGTTGTAATTCAACACTACTAATTTCCATCTTTTTTCATCTTTTTTAAATTTAATATAAAGAAATCTACATCTTTTTTCTTTCTTATAGGATAATAAATCTTACAAGAAAAAGAAGAGATCATTGTTTCTAATTTTGATAAATATATGTAAATGTCATTATCAAAAACAAAAATTGAATCTAAATAGTGTGTTCCGTCAACATAATTTGTTCCCTCTAAAAAGTAAGGTGTAAACTTGGGTTTATCCATTAAAGTTCCAGATGTTAATCCATGACCATCTGTTAATTCGGTAATTGAGTAGAACTCACCTGTCTTTTCGGTTATTAGTTCTAAAAATCGTTTTTCGTGTTTAAATTTTTCCATAAGTAGAAATGGGGGTCAATGACCCCCGTTTTTTTATTTTATACCAATACCAACTCTTCAGCCGCTTCCCAAAGTTTGGTGTTTAGGTTGTGTGATGCTTGAATACTTTTGATCCCACGTAATTTGGTTGTTCGTCCTCGTGGAGTTTGGTAAGAAAATCCACCTCTCATCATCTTCTCTTGGATCACATTAAATACGGTCCAAAGATCACTTCCCTCATCCTCAGGACGAAATGGTGTTAGAAGATCACTTACGTCAATTGATGCTGGCGCATTTCCAACTGCCCATCGGATTTGAACCGCTCGTTTGATTAAATGAAGTTTTTCTTTTTCGGTCAACTCTTTTTCCATCATTTTGGAAACTGACTCTTCAATTTTTGGAAGTTTTTTTGAGAAGTCCTCAGCCAAACCTTTAACCTCATCTAAAGAAAAGTGGTTGTGACGAAGTGAAAATCTTTCTGCAACTGAGGTTGGAACCGTAAGTCCGTTGGAACAACAAACTCTAAATAATCCAGCTCCCATAGAAAATGTTGCCGATCCATCGTGAGAGTTACGGATGATTGCTTCAACCACAGTGTCACCAACTTTGGGGAGTTGTCCGTTTCGGTATTTCAACTCGTGAACAGAATGAATTCCACGACCTGTTTGTTTTACTGATGAAAGTTGCCAACCTTCACGATCAAACATATCCATTACTTCGTTGGTTGGAACAAACTCATATTTGTTTGTCATTTTTGAAGATGGTGATGTAGCGAATACTGCCGGAGCAATTGATTTGATTAATTCTGGAGTGTATATCATAGTTTAATTATTTTCTTTGTTTTTGTGTTTTTGTTTTCTAGTATATGATTTTTTACTTTTTTGAATAGAGGGTCTTGTCGCCTGCCATATTTCATTCATACTAAGTTCAATCTTTTTCATTTTGTTTCTTGTTTATCACAATACAAAGATATGTAATTTTTAATAAATACCAAATATTTTACAAAAAAAAAACCACAATACTTAATTGTGGTTTATCTAATCGTGTTCTAAAAATTAATTTAAGTATATGTCTCCCCAATTTGTTCTTTGGATGCTCCCTTCTATTTTTTCAATGGATGCCTCATTATCAATTAATTCCGGCATTTTCAATTGGATTACAATATCAACCATTTGTTCTCTTGTTATTATATAATCTTGTCCTACTAACAAATTTTTTTCACACCTGTCTTTTAATTTATCAAAAAACTCTTTTTTCTGTGATTTCCCAATTAAGTCTATTAAATCATTTGGGTTATTTTCAAAAAAAGTTATAAGTTGTTTTATATATATTTCACAATCAATATTTCCCATAAGAACAAGTATAAACGTTTTATGACTATATGTCAAAAATTATAATCCTAAATCACTAAAATCAATCCCACTTAAATTATCGTCATCTTCATCATCTTCATCATCATATCCCATCGCGTTTTTATAATCCTGTTCTTTTAATTCTTTTACAATTTCATTAACCATTCCTTGAATAAATTTTTCTCCTTTTGGATCTCCTTTCAATATCATTTTTGCAACTCTCATAAACTCTTCAGCACTTAATGCTGAAAAACGCATAAACAAATAATGTTGGATGTGTTTCATGTCTTCATCAAACAATTCAATAGGATATGTTTGAACAAATTTCTCCCAAAATATCGGACCTAGTCTTGAATCCCAAATTTCAGAAGGAAGTGTGTCTTCCGATTTTAAGATCATTTCTTGTTGTCTTGGGTCATCAGGTAGTCCGTGTGTTCCAAATATCTCGTAAACACCCTTAACCAATTCGTGAACTAGTAATGGAAATGTTACAGCTCTTGCTTTAACCGTTGGTGGATCTGTTTCTTCATCAACTTCTGATTGTCCCATTTGACCACCGCCACCTCCGGCCATTCGTTCCATATCAGGAAAGATCCAATAAGCATGTTCCATTAATGCTTGGGTAACTGCGTATAAGTTCATAAGTTGGGGGTTGATGTCGTTAATCTCGTCTCTAACCATGTTATACATATGTCCACCTTTGAAAGCCGCTCCTTGAATAAGTGAATTGATAAATCTTCTTTTTGCTCTTTCAAGGTTAAAAGTTTCAATATC